TCGCCACAGATGAAAACATGTATAAGAAAGAATATCAAAAACGCCTATACAAGGTGCTAAATGATGCTGGCGAGCAAGATGACCTAGTCAAGTTCAAAGACTATGTCGCTAAATTCCAAACTGCTGACAAAGAAACAAGAAGCTATATCATACAAACCATACAAGCAGAACGTGAAGCACGCAAGGCCAAGAAGAAAAAGCCAGACAATGAAAGCCGCCCTTATTGGATGGTTCGACGCCGTGGTGACAACAATACAGGTGGTATGGCAGTGTTTGCTGATACTGCTTATGATGCAGTCAAAGATGTTGCCAAGTCCTGGGACTTAGATCCTATCTACTTAGTAGCAACACCCATGGCAGATGAAAAGCCCGATGATAGTTACTATAGCGATCTTGATGATCGCATACGTGGTAGTGAGGGTGGAGGCGTGACTGTTGATGGTAATGCCACGGGTAATTATCATCTGGTAAACAGTAATCGCAGTATAGATACTTACATGGTGGCTGTCACCAGAGATGCAGCATTCCAAACAGCACGCCGTATGGAACAAGAATACGGTTTAGAAAGTGGCAGCATCCACGTGACGAGGCTAACTGGCCAAACACAATCAACTACAGGTGTAGCTGGACATAACTGGCGTATCTATGATGTCCAAAATCCAGACTTATTCACCGTGGTAGCAGCAGACAGCCGCACTAATGCTGTGGAACGTTGGTCTTATGTAAATCCAGAACGCCCAGCCGACATGGTTGATGCTGTGCCAGATGAAGGTGCTATGAAGTATGAATTTACCATAGCGCAACAAGCATTTAATCCAGATCCAGTAAGCGACGGCGATAGATTTATCTACCCAGCAGAGCTATATCGTCAAAGAACAGGCCGTGAAATGCCCGTCCGTCGAGTATGGGCAACTAATAAAGAACAAGCCATCAGCAAAGCTCGCACATTCTTTCCAAGAGATTTCGATACTATCCCAGAAGATTGGCTAAAGATTAACGTAGTAGGAATATAAATACATAATGCTAACCATAGACTTATTTGAAGAACTTGAAGGGCCCCCAGAGCCAACCTTAATCGACGCACTGCGTGATTTTTTACCATTGGCTATCGAGCATCTAGAACTTAAAAAATTACCTAAGATCAAACTACTAGGTGATGTTGAAACAGATCACCTGCCATCATTTGGTAAGTTTAGCAATGATGATCGCACAGTGCATCTAGGTATTAAAAATCGTCACCCGAATGATATCTTACGCACACTGGCACATGAAATGGTACACTATGCTCAAGGTGAGCATGGACAGTTAGAGGCAGACAGTTGGCAAACAGGAAGTCCCGAAGAAGATCAAGCCAACGCAGAAGCTGGTGTGATCATGCGTGAGTTTAACCAGCAATTTCCTCAGTATATGGAACTTAAACCCATCATGCTTGAGAAATGGAGCAAAAAATATAAAAAGAGTATCAACTGTAGTAATCCCAAGGGCTTTAGCCAACGGGCACACTGTGCTGGACGCAAAAAAACAAATGAAAACTTTGCAGACGGCAAGGGCCCAGGTCGACCAGGTGATAGCCAACGTCATGGGATACCCAAAGGTGCCACAATAGCACAGCTAGAAAAAGCCGCTAAGGCACCAGGACGCAAAGGACAACTAGCACGTTGGCAGATAAATATGCGTAGAGGGAAAAAGAAATGAGAGATTTAATCACGATCATAGAAGCACTAGAGCAAGGTTGTCCACCAGCTACACAGGATATCAGTCTGAATCTAAAAAATAGACAGAAAGCCATAGATGAATATCACTATGGCCCGTTGAATCCAAATGAACCCAACGATGACTATTGGCAAGAACTAGCAGACAAATGGAACACTAGTGATATAGAATCAGTCAAACAAAACCGCTGCGGCAACTGCGCGGCGTTTGACATATCAGAAGACATGCTAGATTGTATAGCCAAAGGCATAGGTAGTGAACCGGGGTCAAATCCCATGGACACTATCGATGCTGGTGATCTAGGCTACTGCAAGTTCCTTAAATTTAAATGTGCGAGTAAACGCACCTGTGACGCTTGGGTCGAAGGAGGACCAGTTACCAAATGAAAATCAATGAAATTCTATTAGAATCAAACATTTTAGAAGAAACCTACGAAGGTGATGAATTTTTTGAAGCATATGGTGAGATGTGGTTTAACGAAGATGAACAATTGGATGAAGCAGAGTATCATGGTCGTAAAGTACCTCTTGGTAAGCCTATGCGTGGTGATGTTAAGAAGTTTAAGGTTTACGTTAAGGATCCTAGTACTGGCAATATCAAAAAAGTAAACTTTGGTGATCCTAATATGCGCATCAAGAAATCTAATCCAGCAAGACGTAAAAGTTTTAGAGCACGGCACAACTGTGCTAATCCTGGACCTCGCACCAAAGCCCGTTATTGGTCATGCAGAAATTGGTAATGTAGATGACCAACTGGGATATCTACGTAAGAGAGTCGTATGATATCGTTCGCAGAGCAGAGTGCGAACTAACAATTAATTTGGCGCACGAAGTGGAAGCATACGTAGTACACTTATTTGCACATTATCTAGATAAACCCTTGGTCAACACAGTTCCTGTAGGTGTTAAACTACTAACCAGTGTCAATCTTCCAGTTAAAGCTAAAAAAGAAATGCTGAAAAATGTAGGCGATGAATGCTTATTAATTAACAGCATGGAGTGGGGTAAACACCGTTGGCCTACAGAAATATATTATTCTGACATAGGACAGATGGCTTATATATCACGAGCTTATGCTGAACGCCCGCCAGAAGATCTATACGATGATCTAGCATTAGAATTCCAAACCGCTAGTAAAATATTACGTGTTTGTAGGATTAGTTAGTGTAATCAATCCAAAGAACATTAAAATTTTAGCATAAAACCAACCAATATCAAATTCCCACCAATGGCGGCTAAAATAAGGTTTACTAGTATCATTATGATGGTGTGCATGTATTTCTTCTCCGCCCATTAAGAATCCTATAGGAAAAACAATTTTAGATCTATCTACGCCACGATTACCGGCATAGTTAAACCCAAACTTGTGGGTTACATATTCACCAAAGAATCTCCCTATATGTTTAAGATTTAACCAAAAACTTGCGAAAATGATGAATCCAGCCCATCCAAATAATATTGTGTGGAAGACCATCTGTAATTTTTTACCCAAGTTAGGATATTTACTATAAAGATTTCGTTCTATCCAATCATTGGGAGATATAATGTCGGACGCATATTCTTGTAATTCTTCAGGGCCAATATTGTAGGTCGTATCCTCCATTTTTTTAAATGTCAAATGGAATGGACTATGAGGATCATCTATGGTATCACTGTATCTGTGATGTTTACGATGTCTAGCACACCAATACTGTATCCAATTTGTCCCCCCGAATCCCACAGTGAACCACAGCCAAAAACGAAAAAAATGTTCTAATGCTGGATAAAATACAAAATGGTTATGACCTTTACCTCTATGGAGATATATGGAATAAACACTGCTCATAGAATGCCATGTGATAAACAATGTAATTAAAGAATAATACCAGTTGTACATTAAAATATTTATCGAAAACCGTAGACACGCATATATAATTATAGTATAATATATTTTTCAACCAAGGAGAGCCACATCATGGCATCAAAAATGTTTTCAGGTGAGCAAAAAGCTAAACTAACTCAACTAATTAACGAAGGTATCGCGGTATTACAAGAAGTAGAAGATTTGAGTGCCGGCTTGAATGATACTGTAAAAGCAGTAGCAGAAGAATTAGAAATCAAACCTAGTTTGCTCAAAAAAGCGATTAAGATCGCTCAAAAATCAAAACTAACCGAAACCAATGCTGATCACGAAACAGTCACTGACATCTTAGAAACCGTTGGGCGCACAGTTTGATCGATTGGCACAAGACTGTTGATTTTGTAAAGCGAGATTGGCATGGCCATCCTGTTAGATTATGTTTAGAAGTCTTTAATTGGTTTCTAAACATCATAGTAGTAGTAACATTTGCTGCCACTGTACCCGATGTGCCATTCTTAATTGTTTATCCCTTGTTCTTTTGCTGTTTGGCTATTAGTATGTATTCAGCATTGAGCAGAGGAAGTTTTGGATTATTCATGACCAGCCTAACTATTTTCTTAGTTGATCTTGTAGGCTATGCTAGATTGCTGTATAATTAATAAAACGCCCACCCGGGCATGAAGAGTGTGTGTGAGCTAGAAGTCGCACAAAAAGGAAAAGCATGGCATATATTGACGCATTGTTCGACAGAACAAAAGATCGCATTTACATCGTTGAGCGTGTAAATGGACAAAGAGAATACAAAGAGTATCCTGCCAACTATACTTTTTATTACGATGATCCTCGTGGTAAGTTCCGTACTATCTATGACACGCCAGTGTCACGATTTAGCACACGCATAGGCAAAGAATTCCACAAAGAAGTTAAGATCAATTCAGGCAAGCGCATCTGGGAAAGTGATATCAACCCTGTGTTCCGTTGTCTTGAAGATAATTATCTAGGACAAAAATCCCCCAAACTACAAACAGCATTCTTTGACATCGAGGTTGACTTTGATCCTGTACGAGGATTCAGTCGTCCAGAAGATCCGTTCAATCCAATTACTGCGGTATCAGTGTATCTGGATTGGCTAGATAAATTAGTTACTATGGTTATCCCCCCTAAGAGCATGAGCTGGGAAACAGCAGAAGAAATTGTCAAGAACTATGACAACTGTTTCTTGATGGAACGTGAAGAAGACCTACTTAAAACGTTCTTAGACCTGATCGATGATGCTGATATATTATCAGGTTGGAACTCAGAGGGCTTTGATATCCCGTATATGGTACAGCGTACCAATCGCGTCCTAAGCAAAGATGACACACGCAGATTCTGTTTATGGGGACAGTTCCCCAAGCAACGTGAGTTTGAACGCTTTGGTGCGGCTAATATGACATTTGATTTGATTGGTCGGGTGCATATGGACTATATGCAACTTTATCGCAAGTATACATATGAAGAGCGTCATAGTTATAGTCTAGATGCTATTAGTGAATATGAGCTAGGTGAAAGCAAAACACAGTACGAAGGTACTTTAGATCAACTATATAATAAAGACTTTGCTAAATTTATCGAATACAATCGCCAAGATACAGCACTATTACACAAACTAGATACAAAACTACGCTTCTTAGATCTTGCCAATGAACTAGCGCATGATAATACAGTGCTACTACAGACTACCATGGGTGCAGTGGCAGTTACTGAACAGGCTATCATCAATGAAGCACATCAGCTGGGTATGGTTGTTCCAAATCGTAACCGTGATGAACAGTTTGACACACAGGCGGCAGGTGCGTATGTTGCAACTCCTAAAGCAGGCATGCATGACTATATTGGTGCTATCGACATTAACTCACTATATCCAAGTGCTATTCGTGCATTAAATATGGGGCCAGAGACTATCGTAGGGCAATTGCGTCAAACAATGACTGAACATTATATTAAAGAAAAACAAACATCAGGTAGTAGTTTTGCTGACGCATGGGAAAATTTGTTTGGATCGTTAGAGTACACTGCTGTGATGAATGGTGAAGTTGGTACTGAGATTACTATCGATTGGGCCAATGGTACCAGTGATATATTAAGTGCCGCAGATGTTTGGCGACTAATCTTTGACAGCAACAAGCCTTGGATACTCAGTGCCAATGGTACTATATTCAACAATGAGCGCAAAGGTGTTATCCCAGGCTTGCTAGAACGTTGGTATAGTGAACGACAAGACATGCAGGCCAAAAAGAAAGAGGCGGTCTCTGATGAAGATCGAGCATTCTGGGATAAACGTCAGTTGGTTAAGAAAATTAACTTGAACAGTTTGTATGGTGCTATTTTAAATCCAGGATGCCGCTTCTTTGACAAACGTATCGGACAGTCAACTACACTAACTGGACGTACTATCGCTCGTCACATGGATGCCTATATCAATGAGTGTATCACTGGCGTATATGATCATACCGGTGAAGCTATCATCTATGGTGATACAGACTCTTGTTATTTCAGTGCGTATCCAATGGTACGTGCAGACGTTCTAGCAGGTAAGATGGAGTGGAACAAAGACATAGCAGTAGGCTTGTATGACAGCATCGCAGATCAAGTCAATGAGAGTTTTCCAGCATTCTGTGAGCGTGCATTCCATACTCCCCGCCGCCAGGGCGAACTGATCAAAGGTGGACGAGAAAGTGTATCACTCAAAGGCTTGTTTATTAAAAAGAAACGCTATGCTATCCTAATCTATGACATGGAAGGCCATCGTTTAGACACACACGGTACACCAGGCAAAGTAAAAGCCATGGGCTTAGACTTAAAGCGATCAGATACTCCCAAGGTAATCCAGGACTTCTTAAGTGACATCTTATTATCTGTATTAACTGGTGCAGAGCGTGAAGCAATCATTGACAAAGTACGTGAATTCAAACTTGTATTCACAGAGCGTCCGGCTTGGGAAAAAGGCACACCTAAACGTGTAAATAACTTGACCAAATATAGCAAGGAAGAAGAACGTCTAGGCAAAGCCAACATGCCAGGACATGTGCGTGCGGCTATGAATTGGAACAACTTAAAACGCATGATGGGTGATCAATACAGTATGACGATCGTGGATGGTATGAAAACTGTAGTATGTAAACTCAAAGATAATCCGCTTGGTTATACTAGTGTTGGATACCCCACAGATGAAACACATATCCCACAGTGGTTTAAAGACTTATCGTTTGATGACGCCAGCATGGAAACTGGTATCGTGGATCAAAAGGTAGAAAACTTATTAGGTGTGTTGAAATGGCAAATCGCAGAAAACACACAGATAGCTACAACATTTGATAATTTGTTTAGTTTTGAATAATGAGAAAATTACACGATTTAGTAGAATTTAGAAACTATTTAATAGATCAATTAGATCATCTTAGCCTAGATGAATCTATACAGGGTAAAATTGAATCTATAGAAAAAACAAAACGTATTTTCCCGCTACAACAAGATGATTTTTGTAACATAACTATCAACGATTTTTTGTTGATAAAACAACAAAGTCAAGAAGTAATAGATAATATCGTAAACAAAATATCTATGCTAGATTTGGAAATAGATAGCGTAGCTGCATCTTTATTTGATAATGATGAGTATCGTAATAATTTCAATGAAGATCGAACACAAGGTCCAGAATTCAAGAATAGTTTGATAGTATCAGCAGAATTAGAAGGTATTCTAGTATCTAAGATAACCGAATATAGTGATTGGCAATACCCAGCACTGCAAATTAATCCAAGGAGTAAAAAGTGGATAGATCCAATGGTTGCAGGTGATCCACTATATCTAACACACTGTAACATAAATCTTGTAAAAGAAATCATAAAACCATATCCAGATCTATATCAAAACAGATTGAGACTTTATGAGATAGTAGATAGAGATTTTTCCAAATTACCGCAAGCACAATTCAGTTTTGTGCTGTGTTGGGATAATTTTAATTATCTAAGTTCAGAGTATGTTGAAAAATACATAAGAGAAGTTTACCGTTTATTACGTCCGGGGGGTCATTTTATGTTTAGTTATACTAACGGTGATCTAACAGGATCTGCTTTACGTGCAGAATCATGGGCTTGTGCTTATGCTAGTGCAAGATGGATAAAGAAACTTTGTACTGAAATTGGTTACGAAGTCATTGACCTAAAAGATTTTGACACAGATGATGCATTTAATACACATGTAAGTTTGGCAATATTAAAAAAACCTGGTATACTTAACACAGTAAAGGCTGCACAGGCTATGGCAGAAATTAAATACAAATAAATTTTATCAATTAAGTTGCAAGATCTAAATATATCACGTATAATAAATTATCAAAGGAGAATTAAATGAGAGACCATCTATTAGACATTGTTAAAAACACTTATGGCTTAGGCATTATTGACTTAGTTAAGGTATCAGGTACAGATAGTGAAACCAACATTGAAGCATTAGCAGAAGACCGTAGTGTTATCGTACAAGCTAAATTAAATGGACCAGTAGTAGAATTTATTGGTACATTTGGTATGCCAAACTTAGGCAAACTAAACACTATCTTAGGTATTCCAGAATACAAAGACAATGCTAAGATTTCGATTACCACACAAGAACGCAACGGAGCTCAAGTTCCAGTAGGCTTGCATTTTGAAAATGCTGCAGGTGACTTTAAAAACGACTATCGCTTCATGAGCCAAGAGATTGTCAATGACAAACTTAAAACAGTTAAAATGCGAGCAGTTACTTGGAATGTCGAATTCGAACCTTCCGTGGCTAATATCCAAAGACTTAAATTCCAAGCGTCGGCAAACGCAGAAGAAGCCAACTTCACTGCTAAGACTAACAATGGTAACTTAGAATTAAGTTTTGGTGATCATTCAAGCCATGCAGGTAACTTCGTATTCCAAGCAGGTGTTACAGGTACGTTAAGCAAAGCATGGTCTTGGCCAGTAAATGCTGTATTGAGTATCTTAAATCTAGCTGGGGATAAGAAATTTAGTATCAGTGATGAAGGTGCGGCACAGATCACTGTCAATTCAGGACTAGCAACTTACAACTACATCTTACCAGCACAGAGCAAGTAAGTGGTTGAATATTGGAAAAATCAGCATTCTGCCAGAGGATTCGTTCCTGGTGGAATGTTTGTAAAAGATGATTTTGTTTACGTTCCGATTCCAAAAAACTCTAGCAGTTATATAGGACAGATATTGTTGAAAAATGGATGGGGAGTAAGTAACTTTCTTACTACTGATTTAAGAAAGAAAAAGATCATAGTGTTGTTGAGAAACCCAACGGATCGATGGCTTTCAGGAATGGCACAGTACCTGTGTTCGGCCTTATTAAAAAATGGCAGAACATCATCGGATATTATTAATAATTGGAACACGGTAACTCAAGATTTGATTTTTGATCGGATAGTATTTGACGATCATACCGAAAAACAGGTATACTTTATAAACAGTGTACCTAGAGAGAATTGCGTATTTTTTGATAGTGCGAAAAAACCAGAACAGAGCATCAGAAAATATTTAAACACGCAAGATGTTGATCTAAATACTGATATAGATCTCGATCGCAATCAAACACAAGGTAACAAACATAAAGAAACACTAGTAAACTTTTTACGCGGTCAAATTATAGAGAATCCTAATTTGATCGATAAACTAACAAATACATATCAAGAAGATTATACATTATGGAACGCGACAATCTTACCAGCAAACAGCTAGACTATGCTGTATTCTTACCAGCATTGAGTGGATTCTATGCTACCTACGTAGGTAAGCAACGGCATGATCCTACGTATGTAGATCCAGCACGTATACCCTCTGACTTTGAAAATGGTATCGAAGGTCTAAATTGGCTTAATCCTGATGCGGCATATTTTCCTTATCAATGGGCCTTGTATTCAGCAGGTCACGCAGAACTTGATGTAAACAAACACAGTCCCAAAGAAGATATGGTTAGAAACAGAGATCGTAGCCGTAGTTTTATCCTAGGTGACAGTGGTGGTTTCCAGATTGGTAAGGGTGTATGGGAAGGTGATTGGAAGAATCCTACGTGCCCAAAAGCACAGAAGAAACGTGAGTTAGTGTTATCATGGATGGATGCTTACATGGATCGTGGCATGATCTTAGATATTCCAGCGTGGGTAGCTCGTAGTCCAGCTGGTCGCAAGGCCACAGGTATTAATACATATATGGAAGCAGTTGAAGGCACTTATATCAACAACGATTACTTCATGAAGAATCGCACAGGTGCTTGTAAGTTCTTAAACGTCCTACAAGGTGAGAATCATGCAGACGCAGACGATTGGTATGATCGTATGAAGAAATACTGTGACCCTCGTCAGTACGCACAACCATTTGAAGGTTGGGCCATGGGTGGGCAGAACATGTGTGATGTACACTTGGTATTGCGCAGACTAGTTGAACTACGATTTGATGGCTTACTTGAAAAAGGCCTACATGATTGGATGCACTTCTTAGGTACGAGCAAACTTGAGTGGGCATGCTTATTGACAGACATTCAACGTGCTGTCCGTAAGTATCACAATGAAAACTTTACAATATCGTTTGACTGCGCTAGTCCATTCTTGGCTAGTGCCAATGGGCAGATCTATATCCAAACAGAAATCCAAGACAGAGAAAAATGGGTCTATAGGATGGTACCTAGTGTGGATGATAAAAAATATTCTACAGACACCCGCAGGTTCCGTGATGCTGTACTACAAGATAATTTGTTCAAGGCATTTACAGAGAGTCCAGTGAGTCAACGCTGTACTATTAAAGATATCTGTATCTATAAACCCGGTGACCTAAATAAGATTAATAAAGAAGGTAAGACTTCGTGGGATAGTTTCAGTTATGCTATACAGATGGGGCATAATGTTTGGAGCCATTTGACAGCAGTGCAAGAAGCTAATCGTCAATATGATCTTGGACTTACTCCAAGGATGCTAGTACAAGAAACATTTGATCGTGTTTACTTCCGTGATGTGGTTGATGCTATATTTGCTACTAGCGATAAAGGCACAGCACTAGCAATCATTGATGAATTTAGTAAGTTTTGGATGGCAATCATTGGTACACGTGGTGCTACTGGTAAGAAAACTGTTAATGCGTCAACTATGTTTAACAGCTTGTTTGAAAGTGAAGAACCTGAAGAACATCACGTAGACGACAGTGGCTTAGATGAAGGCGTTTTAGATACATTAGAAGCAGACTTGGGAGAGTAATATGAACAAAGAAAAAATTGAACATCACATCAAACACTTACAAGAACAGCATGCCGAACTAGATAAAAAAATTAAGGATGGTTATAGTCATTATCTAGATGATGAACATCTTAGTAAAATTAAACACGAAAAACTAGGCATTAAACGTAAAATTGCAGAATGTCAAACTAAATTAAAGGTATCAGACAATGAAGCGTGATTATACTAGCGGAGTAAAAGAAGACATAACATTCTTTACGGGTATGGAGATCGAACGTACTCCTGCATTTGGCATGATGACATTATTTGTAGTAGGCATACAACGTGCTGAAGAAATCATCAGCCTAGCAGAGCTCCACAACTGTCGACATATCTACTTTGGTGCTAATCAAAGTTTCCCCGCACTTCAAACAGATGATGCAGATGCATGGCGTCCGTGGGAACGTATGATTGATCAGTGCTTAGATGCTGACTATTGGTGTACTCTAGACTTTGATGTTAGTGTGGTACAGGGTGTGCTTGAAATGCCTGTTATTGGACATAGACGTTTTATTCCGCAAATTTCGGTTAAACTGCCATATTTACAACAGCTAGGTTATAATGCTACAATTAAGTTAGATGACCTAGACTTTGAACACAGTAATCCAGGTGTTTGGTGCCATCGCTTACGTGATTTAACAACAACAGAGAGCTTTACTGATTGGGATCAATACGGTAAAGATGAGATTATAAAATGATACAACAAGAACGTGAAAAGATAGAAAGAATTAAACAATCAGCACAGAAGAAAATCTGGGTGACTTTCCAGAAGGAAGGGATCCATGCTTTTCCATTAGCCGCCACTGATCCTAAATTAGCTGATGTTAGTTTCCTAGCACATCCGCACCGCCATATGTTCCATTTTAGGATAAGTATTGATGTATTCCATGATGATCGTGAACTAGAGTTTATACAATTTAAACGCTGGTGTGAAAGTCTCTACAGTGGCATACTAGAATTAAATTATAAGAGTTGTGAGATGATCGCAGATGACTTATACGATCAGATCGCCAGCAAGTATCCCAATCGTGATGTTCATATTGAAGTAAGTGAAGATGGCGAAAATGGGTGTTATGTTGAGTACAACTGTACTCGTCCTTATCAATCTGTCACTGTATAGGAGAAATTATCGTGGCAAATCCAAATTGGATAAGCAAATATCTACGTATGACCCCAGAAGTTCGTCAAATTTTCAATGACTTAGACGCATGGTGTAACTACTGTCGTTTCCGCATGATCAAGTATGACGCTGCTGATTTATATAAATCACCAGAATACAAAGAATGGCAAGAGCGTCGTAAGAAACGTCAACAATGGCAAGCCCGCAATGGCATCGTCTATAATAAACAAAATCGAGGACAATAATGGCTGTATTTCTAGTTGACCTAGAAGCAGTAGAAACGAGGTATACGGGTCAATGGAAGACTCATGTGCCTAGTCTATTAGAGGAGGCGGGACATGCTGTTACAATTATCCAAGGCCCTACCGACATACCTAACGCTACTACTCCTGGCGCTTTTCTTAACTTTGGTGGCACAAACATTTATAAAGCTCGACAAGTGGAAGAAATTGCCAGATTGTTTACAGGCGGCAAAGTTGTTGATGGCGATCACTTTCTGTTTACTGATGCTTGGCATCCTGGTATTATTAACCTTAAGTATATGGCGGAACTCCTTAATGTAAAAATTAAGATACACGCACTATGGCACGCTGGTAGTTATGATCCACAGGACTTCTTAGGTCGTTTGATAGGTGACGCTGATTGGGTCCGGCATAGTGAAAAAGCATTCTTTCATGCTATAGACTACAACTACTTTGCTACTGACTTTCATATACACATGTTCTGTTTTAATTTATTCAAATGTCCACAGTGGATGTTTGAAGATAGAGTCGTACGCACAGGTTGGCCTATGGAGTATATGCCTAAGGTATTAGAACCATATAAAAACTTGCCCAAGCGTGATCTAATCCTATTTCCACATCGTATCGCTCCCGAGAAACAAGTAGAAATATTCCGTGATCTGGCACAGGCATTACCACAATATGAATGGATTGTTTGTCAGGATCAACCGTTAACTAAAGATGAATACCATACCTTGCTTGGTGAATCTAAGATAGTGTTTAGTGCCAACTTGCAAGAAACTCTAGGTATTAGTTGCTATGAAGGTGCAGTAGTGGGTGCAATTCCATTGGTGCCAAATCGTTTGAGTTATACAGAAATGTATGATGATGCGTTTAAATATCCAAGTGAATGGACTGAGTCATGGGATAGTTATCAAAAACATAAACCTATGTTAATGGCATTGATTAGGGTAAAGATGGAAACATATCAACAGAGTATTCCGAATATACAATCCCAGGCTGATGCATTGACAGCTAATTTCTTTAGTGCAACTACATTATTAGAAAATATTAAGTAATGGGATTTGAAAAGATCTCAGAATTTGAATCTGCACTAGCCAAGTTCACAGGTGCACCTTACGCAGTTATGACAGACTGCTGCACTCATGCTATTGAACTTTGCTTACGAGTTGATCGTGTAAAGCGTTGCTCCATTCCGG